TGCCGTGCCTACAGAGAGCGAAGAACCTGCCGCTACGCCCGCCGAGACACCTACTAGTGCGGTATTGCCACGAGTGACGAAGAAGCCGTAGCTCGATGCGGGAATCGCATAAAGACCAACGCCAAACTCCGTGTTCGTGAGCGATGCCGCCGCAGGGCTGATGACTACGTTGAATCCAGTCGCCGGGATGAGGTTCACGACCGAAGAAGTCGTAAGAGCCGTCGTCGGCGCATCTTCCAACGTAACGACCAACGCGCCGCTTGTAAGGGTCTGCGCTGGGTGATTGGCGATTTTGAGCGTCTGACCGATGCCCGTAGAAGACTGGACTACCAAGAATCCGCCTGCGTACTGACCTGCGGTTGCCGCCGTACCACCAAGAGTTACCGTAACGGTTGCGGGAGTATTTCCATTAGCGGAATACGCCTGTACTGCCGTTACTGCAAGGCCCTGATGATTTCCAATCAACGCCGCGTTCTGATAGAAGTAACCTGGAGCGACCGTCGTCGCTGACGATGCCTGACCAAGTGCTACTTCACGACCGTCGGATAAATCCCAACGGGTTCCCAAGAGGGTCTGAAGGGATGCGTCTGTTGAGGTTTGAAAGGCACCGTTCGCTACAAGAGCTACTGGCCCCGTCGCACCTCGCTGAGTAATTTGAGACATTTTTTTGTGTTAATTTATTTTGACCTTTAGGCGCTCACAAAGCAGTACACGTTCCACGTATTGGTTCCCGTGTTTGTAAAAGTGAGGCTCGCGGATTTACCCGTTCCTACTGCTGCCGTACCGACCACCGTGGAACCCGTCGCTCCCGTAATGGTAAGCGTCTGGGAACCACCGAGGTTAATAAACGAGCAGTCGAACGTGTATCCTACCGCTACCGTCGGGATTGCCGCTGACAGTAATGTTCCCGTAGGAAGCGTTACTGTACCTGCGCCCGTTGCCCCGGTCTGGGTTACGATACCACCCAACAGCTGTGCAGTCGTCGGAGTGGAGTTTTGCGTCGTACCAAGCGAAGCTACAGTAAGCGCGTAGACTGGATTCGGAAGAAGAACCTCCGAAGAACCGGCGAAGTTCACTGCCTTCGCGGTATTCAGCCCATCTGCACGAATATCGGGAAGATTGTCTTCAATGTAAATCATAGTGTTGGATGGTTAATTTATCCTATCACTAGACTCCAGTGATTCCGGTAAGTACGCCCTGACGGAACGGAGCTTTGCAGATCATCTGACCTCCGACAATCATGAAACCATTGATGGCTCCCTGGTTGTAGGCTTTGATCATGCCCGTCCACGTGAATGTATCCTTCGGGTCGTAGATTTTGTTCTCATATACGTTGCCCTCGATGTCCTTCGCTTTCGGGGACACCCTCTCACCTTCCCACCACTTGAGACCATACCACTCAAGCGACTCAAGGTTCATCATGTAGAAATTACCCGTGGTGAACTTCTTATCGCGTGAGATGACCATACCATCCCAAATCTGCTCTGCGTAGCCTGACGTTGAAGCCGTCAACTTCCGTTCGCCTGCACCACGGAAATCCGAAGTGTTGCGCTGGAACGGGGTCTGCAACTGCTCGAAATAACCCCAGGTCGTGTAATCCGTACCAATAAAGTCCGGGCGAACCGTGTTATCCGAGATGTTGTTCCAGAGTGTCCGAACCTGAATCAAAGAGATTTTGTTGTTCGTCGAGGCCGTAATCGTCGAGTTCAACCCAGTATAGGACGCGCGGGTCAAACCGCCGTAGGTCGAAGCGACCGTACCATTATCAATGGTGTTCGCCAAACCGTTCGGGGCTTTGCCGCCGAATCCCGTACCGTCTCCCTGAAGGAAGTTACCGACATCGTCTGCTGCGTCCTGCTTCCGTGACTCCATGATGGTTGCCATCAAATCCATCGTCTTCATGTCCGTGTTGTTAATGGACAAATCCGAACCTGCCAAAGCGACGTTGGTCGCCATGAAGGACGGATAGAACGTCATATTAACTGACACGGGTTGCTGCGTAATCGGCAAGAGATCGAAGCCGTTAAATGCGATAGTAGCAACGCCTTTCTGATATTTAATCGGGAAAAGCATCTGCGCACCATCCCACTTTTTGGTCTTCTGCATCAATTTGCCGAAGAAAAAGTTATCCCGCAAAACCTGATCAACCCCAATGTTGTTACTCGCCTTGCGGCGGGAGAAACCTCTTCGGATTTCTCTCATCGGCTTCTTGAGTTATACCGATGTTCAGACTATCGCTTCCCTTTCGGGTCTTCTCACTTAGTCGTTCACGGTGGCTTTCGCCTTCCGCCCTGTCACCCACCTCTGGGCTTCCAAGTCAATCAGAGAAGATTTAACCTCAGCTGGTCATGTTAACCGAGGAGCCAAATACTGGTTCGTTGTGGTCGTCACGTTTATGTTGGGAGCAATGCCTCCAGCCATAAGTTTGATTATTAATTAATTTATTTAATTCCAACCCCTGTCCTTCGCGTAGTTATCCACTGCGGTCTGTTGGAGCTGGCTTCCCGATGATTGTCCTCCTCGCGTCATGCTACGGCTCGAAAGGTCTTGTGCCTTTGACGAACTTTTCTGCACGCGCGACTGGTACAGTTCATAGGTGACTATCGGGTCGGGGAACTCAATGATATTTCCTTCACGGTCTTTGCGGGAGAGTTTTTCATAGAGGTTAAGGAATCCTTCGCGCTTCGTACCTTCGGAAAGGTCTATGCCGAACTCATCTTCAACCGCTTCAATATCTGATTCGATATTATCCTCCTCCGTTTTGACTGCGTCGGTTTCTCCACTGCGTTCCTCATTCAGACGATTATATGCTTTCTCAACGGCGGTCTTCTCAAGGTCTTGCAAAGTTTCTTTCAGCAATCGTGTTGCTTCGGCTCGCTTGGGGTCGAACTTTCCGTCCTCTCCCGCGTCGCCGTATATCTTTGCCGCTTTCTTGAGATATTCTGCCTCCTCGGAGCTTGATTCAGAAGTACGAGATTCGGTAATCTGTTGAAGTTTCGCGTTAAGAGCGATAGCTTCTTCTTTGTATTTCTGGGCTTTCGATGCCTCCCTACGGGTGTACCGATTGCCCTTGAATCGTCCCTCCTCGATGACCTCATCTTCTTCCTTTTCAGGTTCGTCTTCGGTCTTGTTGAGATGTGAAAATGCGTCTTCCTGCTTACCCTCTAAGTCCTTCAAGAAATCTTCTGTTTCGCTCATTTGATTTTTCAATCTGTTATTCCCTTTTCGCAAGGGGTTTATGAATTCAAGCTTTTTGCTTTCGCAGGATGTCGCTTTACAACCCTTGATAACTATTCTTTGTTATCGTCCTCGTTATCTTCCTTCTCGCCTTTGATGTCGCCCTTATGCTCGTTCGTGGAATGTTTCTTCGAACCACACTTGGCGCAATCGCCCTTCTTCTTCATCTTTTCGAGGGCTTCTGTTTTTGCTTTAGCCATTGGTTTCGGTTGTGTCTGCTACTGTTTCTTCGACCTTGACGGGTTCAACGGGTGCTTCTACGGGGGCTACCGGTTCGGCTGGGGCTTCTACAGGCGCAACGGGGACTACTTCCTCCTTGCTCTCATATACCACTTCGCCGTCTACTTCTAATTTAATTTTTGCCATGATGTTAATGTTTATGTTTTCGACCGTTAGCGATTATCTTTTGTTCCGTGCTCTTTATCATATTCACGGGCGTGCTTTCGGCGGGAAGAACGATTATCTACATATCGTTGCTCATTAAATAGCTTTTTATAATTCTGCCCTATTGTTTTCAATTCCGACGGTGCATATTTCACCTTCTTCATCGCCTTTGATTTGGCGAGGGAAGATTTTAAGTGAGACTTTCCATAAGCCCTATCATTCTCATCGCCTTTTCTAATCACGGGCGGTTTATCAAAATAGTTTTCTTCTTTTGCCATGCTTTTATTTAATAGTTTTCCTTTAGTTTTGTGTAATTTCGGTAGAACTAGGCGGGGACTTTATCTTTCATCTGTGCCATTTTTGCACTCGCTAGTTCGGTTGACTGCTGTACTTTCTGCTGATGCCCTTCTTCGCCGTGCCTCATTTGCTGTTGGTGAGCCTGCTCCTTTTGCTGAATTTGCTGGTTTCCGGCTTGGGCTTTCTGTTGTATCTCTTGCTGACCTTGTGCGCCCTGCATAGCGAGTTCCTGCTGTTGAGCCTGTTGCTGTGCTTGTTGCTGTTGCTGTTGCATCTGCTGAAGTTGCTGGGCTAACTGAGGGAAATTGAGCGTTATGTACGTCATACCACCGTCTGTTGCCTCGCTGAACTTCCACAATGCTCCGTCGGAAGCGGCATCGTCTGCGTCTGGGAAATTGAGTCTTTCGAGCAATGTTTTAGGACCAATCGCACCAGAGCCGAATAATGAAATCGCCTGATTAGCTATTGCCGTTTCATCTTTTGGCATCATGCTGTTTGCCGCCACCCCAATGACAAGTTGATGCGTCATATCAGCGCTCTCAAACTCGACATACTGAACCGAAGCTCCCGTTCCCATAACCGCAGCGAAGTGCTTTTGGTCATAGTTAACGCAGTACAATTGCACCAACCAGTCATAGCATGACTTAGCTACCGACTGCTCAAGGATGTCGGAAATTCCCCCTCCGATGCGTGAGGTGTCCCGCCCTTGATTCAAAATCATCCCTCTCGCCGTTTCGTCGGGCTTCTGCTCCTGTGAGGCGATGCCTTGTACACCCCATGATTCCAAGAGATGTCTCTCGGAGTTATCCAAGTCCTTGAACGCTGAATCAGGGAAGGAAGGAGCTTGCAAGCGGGCTACTGCTTCTCCCAACGGTTTGCCGGAAGGAACAAGAATGAAACCTGTCTTTGTACGAATAGCATTGACCGCCTGCTTGCCTGTTTCCTGATTGAAATTGTCCTCTGAAAGGAGAAGTCCGTTATTGGCCGCCGAAACACCTTCGTCAATCTGTTCCGTCCGACGGGAAATCTTCTGCTGATTAGGGATGTTCTGCTCGATAAGACCCGTGATGTCGTGGGGCTGTTCCTGTAATGAAAAAACGGAAAGGAAAATATAGGGCTTCTTGGGGATGGCAAAGTGATTGGGCTTCGGTGGAGGAACTTGTCCAGTTAATGGATCGGGTTCTTGCTCCCCCTCGTCATAGTTAAAATTCTCGTTCTTGTGCTTGTCAAGGACGATTTTCTTGTACGTCGAGAAGCAGTAATCGTCATTCCACCATTCGGTATAAGTGACTTTCGTTCCGAGTTTTACTTTATCCTCAACCGATACCGTGTGTTCGATGTACTCTTTATGCTTCGGGAACAGCTCAATAAGTCTCTCTGCTGTTACCGTAATTCTTTCTCCGAGCCACGAGCTGAAATCCCCGTAAACATCAACATATCCGTCGGGGTCAAAGATGAAGTCCTGAATCTTACGGTTGTCTATCGTTACATCCTTGATCTGTTTGTTCCAACCTGCCTTCAAGACTCCCAGATGATAAATAGACCACTGCCGCGCCATGACTTCCAACTTCCTGCGGAGCAAGAGTTGTTGCGCGTGGAACTGAAGCATGACCTTAACCGTATCAGAAAGCTCCTGTCCACCAGGCTTATTGTCAGACCATACCAACGGGTCGGGATTCTGTGCCAACGCCGCAGGCAAGAACGTCTCCTCTGCCTCGAATTGTAAATTAGCCGCGCCACCCTCCTCCTCTCCTATCAACCGTCCTGACTTGTCCCTGCCGAGATAAGACCGTAAGTTACGCTTAGGGACTTCTTTGTACTTGCCTTCATACGGCGCATAGGTGTTCTCCCAGTCATCGCGGAGCCGTAAAAGCTCCTCATCCGACATTGGGAGGTCGAGAATATCATATTGGTCTCCTTGTGCGCCTTCCGGCGAGTCGTCGGAGTTTCTGACCTTGTTGGTGTCTGACTCAATCAAATCCGACACACCCATGACGTTCTGCGTGAATCCATCCATTGCCTTCATTCAACAACAATGGCGCTAAAACAGGTAATTTCGGTAGAATGCGGGCTGTGTAGGAATCGAACCTACCAAGGCAACGTTTGGAGTGTCGCCCGTCCCCAGGACACAACCCTATTCCTCCTGCTTCAATACTTGCACAATCATCCAACGCTCGCAAGGATGTTCCTCGTGCCATGAATCCAAGAGCATCGTACAGAATGGGCAGTTTTTCATTTCTTTTGGTTTTTCGATATATGTTTCACGATAGTGATAGCCTTCCATTTCAACCCTAGTGAACACTCTGGTCTTTTTCCTTCTCATTCGCCGCACCCACTTCCGCTTGTAGATTTTGAGTTCTTCGGAGGTCATTTCTTATTCAATGCGAGCCACAATTTAGCTACTGCTTCTTCGGGCCTCATAGCGAATTGCTCATCCACGTCAGCATTCTTTGCCCATGCAGACCAATAAACGCCCACAAGTTCTTTTCCAAGACCAAAAAAGCTATCTCCGTACGCTTCGATAAGCTCGGAGAGAGATGGAACGTATGCTCTTTTTACCCCTCCACGCTCCAGATAGCCGCCATTCTCGCAAAATGCCGAATCATCTATAAACCAACTACGGATATTTCTATCGCATCGCTTTGATGCTTTATTTTGCGGGAATCCTGCGTCCTTCAGTTTTTTTGCTAATTCGTAGTTCATAGTGTTAGTTTATAATTCTACACTCCCTTCGGCTCTCATTATTGGACTTGGATCTACTTCTGCCGCCCACGGGTCAACTATCCGACCTTCTAGCTGTTTTGACATCATGCGAGGCTTTACTGATTGACCGATTGAGAAATTACTCGCGTTGCCGATGTGGGCCAAGTCGCCGCCATACTTCTGAAGACAGACAATGAAATAAATCAGCGCATGAACATAGTCATCGTGTCCGTTCCGTTTCCATACATACTGTGTACCTGAGGCATAGAGACTTGCATCATCTTTATCGGGCTTGGAGTCTATCTTAATCTCCTCACGGTAGATGTTATCAAACTGCTGGGCGAACTCTCTCCATTCGTCTTTCGTGCCGTTCAACCTGATTCTCCCTGTGTCCCGTAACTGCTCGATAACCAGCGTCATCATCCTATTCCGATCCACATACACCTCTCCATACTTCTCTCCCTCGCCCCATTGAACTATCTCGGTCGTCTTGCGGTCTTTGCGGTAAAAACAGAGGAACACTCTGCCGGGGAACTCTGCCTGGAGCTTACGAACCCCAATTAAATCCCCTCCTTGGTCAAATAACGCCTTGCTACGCTCGAACTTGTATAGATAGCCCCTAATTACGTCATAGGGGTCCTTGCTCGCCGTTATCTCTTCCTCGCGGTCGTAAAAGAACACCCCGTCCTTGTTCCCTAGCACATAGTTAATCCCATGACTCGTATCAGCGCCGATGATGGTCAACCCCGTCTGCTCATTCACCACATCAACGCAATTCCTTAAAACAACCGATGGCTCAATTCTGTTCTCACTCTCAATATACGGAAGCCCTAAGACGTAGTTGTAGAAGTATTGTTTGTCTTTGAGGGGATCATGAAATGCCTTAATTATTGATGGCGCCGATTTATTAAAAAGCATCAATTGACTAACGTGAAAACCTGAATACTCATATCCTCCAATGACCTTTCCTTCCCACGGAATACCATCTTTATTTATCCATCGTCCATATATCCTTGTATCATCAGACAACTCTGCATGACAAGAAGAACAAACATATATTTCTCTTTCCATATCAATGTTATCAGGCCATGTTAATACTTGCTCTACTTTGCAATGAGGGCATTCAATATGCCACTCTTTCTGATCAGATAATTGCCAATAAATATCTACTCCATGCCCGGATAGACTGGGATGAGAAAACATCCAACGCCACTTATCGTCCTCTGTTTCTTGTGCTTCTTGGCGAGTTTCGTATTGCGTAATCTTTTGAGGGTCGCTGTGGTCCAATTCGTCGTGTACGTTTAAGGATGAAGAAACCATCATGGCTTCTGTCTTTCCAATGGTTCCCCGAAGATAAAGCGTATTGCCCCCTAATGTCTTTTGCTCAATGGTATCATGGTCTGCTGTCCATGCCCCTAAAGTAGTTGGATTTTGGGCGATAATCCTATTGAATTTACCTCCCACCATATCCTGAACATCGCTCTGGGTGGGAAGTGTATAAATTGCGTTTTTTCTTAACTTCTTTACAACGAAACACACCTTGCAAAATGTCATTTCCGAAGCTCCAATTTGAGGGGGCTTGAACCATACTTGCTTTGGAGATAAATCAGACATCATGGCTCGCGCAAATCTACGCTTCTCAAACTCAAAAGGAAGACCGTCTGAGGTCTTTATTTCATTCTGAAGCATCCACGGGCCTATTTTTAGGTCAGATGCTTCCGCTAACTGTTCGGGCGTGTAACCTGTTCCAACCATTAATCATTCGTAAATGCCTTATCCAGTTTTTCCGCTAGTTTCTTTACTAATTCGCTCGGTTCTGGTATTAAATCCTTACCATCCTTACCAGTTACTTCTTGCCCCGGCGCACCTTCCGCCATCTTCCATCTCAATTCATAAGACATTCTCGCGAGTTCTTTTTCCTTCTCTTCTGGCGACATCGCTCGGTATTTCTGCGCTTGATACTCCTTAAGTGTCGTTCCTACTGGCCTTCCCTTAAGATTCCCTGAACTACCAGGCAATAACTGTCCCTTAGCATTTCGTTTTGGCTTGTTTTCGGCTTGATTATCAGGCATTAGCCGAATTATAACCCTATCTTATCCGCTAGTCAATAACCTCAATAAAGCATCTTCAGGCTTAATCTCTAGGCTCTCGATTATCTTTCCATCCTTTTGCATTATTCCACGCCAATTTCCATCTTTTCTTTTCATTAAACTGATAACATCTTTGTTTTTTTCGGGGCTGAAATCTTCATCCTTCAACATAATTATCTTCTCATTCCCTAGATCGTCGTATGTTTTTAGTTCCATTTCTTTTGTTTTCCCCAGTTTCTTTCGGGATTACTTGCTTCTTCGACCTTTCTCGCGCACACTCGGCAGATTTCTTCATGCTTAATTGTCGCTTTCGTGCCGAGGATGCTGATGGTTTGGGCTTTCACGCCCCATTTTATCTTCTTACACCCGAAGCACTTTTTGAATCCGAGCTTATTTAAGAAGGTTTTTAACATATTCTTTTATGTTATCTTCCCGCGGCAAAAGTACGATTGCCTGAGTGGTGAGAATCGTCGCGGCCACTCCGATGGCATTCTTAACCGCACCGAAGATAACATCCGCACTATCCACAATCCCTGCATCGAACATATTAACAATCTTCTTTGTCTTTGCGTCATAGCCGTCATCCTCATCCATACCTCCCATATCCAATCCGGGCGACCCTGCGTTACTTACAATCCATCCAAATGGAGCTGTTAATGCCCTTTGAAGTATCTTTCCCCCTACGGTATCGGGCAGTTTTTCCGTTGCTTGGACTAACGCAATCCCTCCTCCCGCGACCACGCCGCTCTTAAGCGCAGCCGAAGCGGTAGCCAAAGCATCTTCAACTTTGAACCTGCGATGATAAATAGCTTGCTCTGAATACCCTCCGACATAGTATCTAGCTGTTTGCGTATTCAATCTGCTTGCCCGCAAGACTGCATCATCGTTCGCGCCGTCGGCGCGCATCTGAAGGACATAAACCGAAATGTCTTTGATACCTTCCAAGATAACATCTTCCTTTCCAATCGTTATGTTCTCAACGCTGCCTAAATGATTCAATCGAGCATCTTTTAACTTTATTTCTTCCCCGACAATCTTTGCGCCCGTGGCTTCTGCCAAATCCTCCCACCACCAATCGCGCCATAGGACAGGCATTCTGACGATAACAACGCGGAACGGATCAGCGGGGTTTCCATTCACATCTCGTGCTTCAAACCTCAATTTTGCGGCATTGTCGAGTGCCTGAGCGTCAGCTTCATCGCAGAAGATAACCAATTCTCTCGTGCCTTGTTGCATTAATGACTGCAAAAGCGCAAACAAGCTGTTCAATCCGTTCAGCTTCTGCTTTGTCAAAAGGATAAGCGGATTTTTAAGCTTTATCGTGCTTAATACCTGCCCATTCTTTTCGTCCATATCGCACATAAACTTGTGAGCATAGGTAGCTCCGTGCATCGTAATTCCTTTTCCAATCTCGTAATAATCATCTGTTGTCTTTGAAACTTCCCACTGGACAATCCCATCCGCACCGATTTTTGAGTAAATCTCCGCGATTCGTTTGCCTATTGTTGGGTCTTCGGAACTGACGGTAGCAACCTGTTCCAAGAGTTTCATATCAATCTTGCCGTTCTTGACAACTTGTTTTGTCTGGGCTTTGATAGACTTCTCAATGATAGGAATACAGTCCTCCAAACTTTCTTTGACCTCCATAGGGCTTGCATCGTGATGTTTAACTCCTTCCTCAAGGATTGCCGAGGTTAAAACTGTCGTCGTGCTTGACCCGTCGCCGGACTCTTTGTTCGCGCGGCTGACCGCCTGCAATAAGTCCATTCTACCTAAATTTTCAATCGGGTCTTCAAAGTAAATAGCCTCAAGTATTGATATGCCATCGTTAGTCGTCGCGGAATAAGGGTGTTCTAATTTCTCCAGCGTAGCATTTGACCCCGCCGCGCCAAGCGTCGAACCCACGGCCAACGCTGACTTCCTTACGCCCTCCATTCTCCGCTTCCGACCATCCTCCCCCAAAAAAAGTGTGTCCTTAGGCATTTTGTTTAGTTATTCTTTGTTGTATTGCAAGTTTTCGTTCATTCCACCGACTGTTATTGAAAATAGATATTTTGAACTTCTGTCCGTTCCACGTTCCGCCGATTCTTCCTCCTATCATCTTGCGAGCCATTTTAACTTTTTGTTTGTGGGTCATTTTTTTTCTTTTTTCGGCGCGACTTTTATATATCCTATCGGTGTTCCATCTTCGCTAACTTCCATTTCTTTGAAATATTGATGGTGCGAGAAACCTAAACTAAACAACCTCGAGTAGCCAGGCTTATGTTCGGGACAATACCATTCCACACCACTATACCTTACATATAATGTAGACGTCCATTGAACTGATGTCATGTCTTTTTTCAAAACAATATGCTTACACTTAGCACAGCTTTCCGTCAAATCCTGCTTTTCTAGTTCTATCTCTTTTTTATTAAACATTTTATAGATTCGGGTATTCTCTTTTGAACATAACATCATCCCTTTGTAAAGCCGAGCGGATATGGTACGAAAGATACACGGCGTTCGGTATGTTGAAGGGAAAGTGCATCTGCAATCCACATCGGGTGCATCGCTCCAAAAGTCCTTCTGTTACAACTCCTTGAGGCATAAAGTCGTGTAGATGACCGGGAGAGCAGACGGAATTTTGATAACGGGTGGCGTTCATTTTTTTTCTATAGCGCGAATATCCTCATAAGCCACAAGCCAGAAAAATATCTCCTCGCCGTTTTCATCCTGTTCTCCTGTGGGATATTTTCCGCACCGCCACGAGTCGAAGAACACTTTATCCCCGACTTCTATTTTCTCTCGCGCCTTTCCATTGATTCCGTAAGCAACTCCTAAAACTTCGCCCATCTCCTCGTACTTCCCGTTTCCAAACAGAGATTTCTGTGCAATCGGCTTGATTTTTAGATGTCGGTTAAGCGGTTGTATCATCAGGAATTACGATAGTTGCGAGTTTCTTTTCGGACTTTTGAGGTTCTTCGCCATCTTTCACTAACACGGGGTTGGAGAGGGGCAAATGATCTATCCCTGAGAACGCGCCGTTCGGGTTATAGGAAGGTTTATACTCCCCTAATCGCCAAATGTTTTTAAGTCTCCTCCAAACATTCATTACCTTCAATATAAGCTACTTTTCATCTTATTGCAAGTCCTCAATGAGCGAGAGGATTTCGTATATTATTATTTTTGCGGGTTTTTCATGCCATGTTACGTTCTTTCCCGCACCACCTTCTTCCAACGTACTTATTTTCGCTATCCCATCCCTTACTTGGGTGAGGACGGAAGCTCTTTCTATCTTTATCGAGGGATTAGATATTTATTTGAAAAAAGAGCTACTGCCAGAGTAAGCTCTTTTTATTTTCTATCCTTTCAGTGGGGCTCCGGGCGTTGAGAGATTTGCAACTACCATCTCCCGAAAGCCCACTGGAAGGATACAAAACGTATTAAGATTACTCTCAACATAAGACCGATACACTGGCTCCCTCACACGAGGCCGGAAGCGAACCTTGGATATATTATATCAAGCCCATTTAAAAATGCAACTATAGCCCGTGAACAACCTTCAGCCCTTCTTACGCTTCGACTTCTTAGGGGTGGGCTTCGCCTTCGGTTCGCGCTTTTTATCGGGATTATACGCCGCTACGGCGTCCACGATGCTCTCAAACTTCTTTTTAATCGGTTTAATTTGCATTGGTAAGTTTCTTATATTGTAGCGCCTTTCCGCTAGCGTTCAAACAGACCGCCTCAATGAACGGAAGGGTGCCGCCCTTTGAGAGCCGGAAGCAGAACTCATCAACATATTTTTGCAGATGCTTCGCGCTCACGTGATGATACGTTCCATATACGCCGCGCTTTAACACCGCCCACACACTCTCAATGCTGTTCGTATGAACCTTGCCGCGCACGTACTGACCCTTCGTGTGATTTACAGAACCATGACGGAAGCCACCCTTATAAACGTTCTTGTACGCCCTCCATGAATCCGTGAATACGGATGCGTTCTTTTCCACGTTCTTGTCTATGACCCTCATAAGTTCTGCCCTGCCAGTATTTTGCACTACTTTGCCGATTACGCGGCCGTTGCGCTCACGCAATCCGACCACCGGAACTTTAACCTCTAGATCCCGCCGCTTCGCTCGCTTATTAAAGTGTTTGTTCTTTTCCTTGCCGCCAATATATGTTTCGTCCACTTCAACGATAC